CGAGGTTAGTTTTATTAGCCCTATGCTAAAAAGACTCACCTCTAGTTTGTTAGGAGCATAAATGTCAAAACCCCGTACCCGCAAAATGGTGAATTTAGCCATTGAGGAAACGAGTGGCGTAGACCATCCAGCGCACTTACATGAAGGTTGGCTCGTTATGAAGTCAGCATCCGAATCTGAAGTTCAGAGGGTTCTCGACAAATCGCTGACCAAGGAGGACTCCAACATGGAGGATATGAAAACTACCGAGGCAACTGAAGTTAAGGTTGAAAAAACCGTTGAGGAAGAACTAGCGATGGCGCAAGCCCGTATCGCTGAACTCGAAGCCAAACTCGCCGAAAAGGAACAAAAGCCTGAAATGGAAGTTGAAATGGCGATGAACGAGGACTCAACTAAACCTAAAGAGGAAGAGGACTATATGAAGTCCGCTCCTACATCAGTTGTTAAAATGATTACAGACTTAAAAAAGCAAGCAGAAGAGGCAACCGCTGAACTTCGCAAAGAGCGTGAAGCCCGTGCTGATGCTCAATCAGTAGAAAAAGCAAAAGGTTGGGCTAATCTCAATCTCAATGCTGAAAAAGTTGGACCAGCGCTTCGTCGTTTGTCTGAAACAGATTCAGAACTAGCAAAGAGTGTTGAAGAGATTCTTTCTTCAGTTAATGCTCAGGCTGAATCAGCATCAATTTTTGCAGAAATCGGCAAATCTGCGGACTTCAAATCAGGTAATGCTTATGAGCGTATGACTACGCTTGCTAAGTCTGCCGTTGATGAGGGTGCATCAAAGTCAATGGCTCAAGCCATTTCCGATGTTGCGTTACAAAACCCTGACCTTTACAGCCAATACCTATCCGAGAAGGGTGCTAAATAAACATGGCATACGAAATCTCTAACTACTCGGTAAAGGTCACCCTCGTTGCAGGTGCCGACCTTTCCAGTAAGCAGTACACATTCGTCAAGTTGGATTCATCAGGTCAAGCAGTCGCCGCGGCGGCCGCAACCGATATTCCAATCGGCGTACTACAAAATGCTCCAACTTCAGGACAGGAAGCAGAAGTGCTTGTTGTCGGAGGTACAAAGATTGTTGCAGGAGCGGCAATTGCAGAAGGCGCACAAGTTGGTACATCTTCAGCAGGTAAAGCAGTTGCTTTAGTTGCTGGTACAGATACAACCAAGTATGTCGTTGGAACACTAATTACTGAATCTGCGGCAGATGCAAACATCGTTACCGCCGTAATCAACTGTGCGAACCCGCACCGTGCGGCTTAAGGGGGATAACTAAAAATGCCACAGCCAAATATCAACTCCGTCCATGTGGACGCAATTCTTACAAACATCTCGGTTGCTTATTTACAGAACCAAGATAACTTTATCGCTGACAAGGTATTCCCAGTAATCCCTGTCGATAAGAAGAGCGATAAATTCTTTACCTACACCAAGAACGATTGGTTCCGCGATGAGGCTCAACGCCGCGCTGGTGGAACTGAATCTGCTGGTGGAGGTTACGGTCTTTCAACTGATTCTTATACCGCAGATGTATTTGCGTTCCATAAGGATGTAGATGACCAAACTCTTTACAACGCAGATGCACCTCTAAACCCTCTTCGTGAGGCAACAGAGTTTGTAACTCGTCGCTTAATGCTTCGCAAGGAAATTCAATGGAACACAGATTTCTTCGCTGGTTCTATTTGGGGTAACGATTACGACGGTGTTGCAGGAACTCCTTCAACAAACGAAGTAAAGCAATGGTCAGATTACGCCGCTTCAGACCCAATTGATGATATTGAAGATGCGAAAGCAGGAATTCTTTCAACAACTGGTATGGAAGCAAACACTTTGGTATTGGGATACGATGTATTCCGTGCGCTAAAGAACCATCCTGACATCGTAGACCGTATCAAGTACACATCTTCACAGACTGTTACTGCTGATATGTTAGCCGCAATGTTTGATGTTCCACGCGTTATCATTTCAAAGGCTGTTAAGGCTACAAACAACGAAGGTGCTACCGCGGCGTATTCATTTACATCAGGTAAGAAAGCACTTCTTTGCCATGTCGCTCCAACTCCAGGCTTATTGACTCCTTCTGCTGGATACTCTTTCTCATGGACAGGTGTATCAGGCGGTCTTGGAGCAACAGTTGGAACTTCACAGTTCCGTATGGAATCTCTTAAGGCAGACCGAATTGAAGCAGAAATGGCTTTTGATAATAAAGTCATCGCTTCTGACCTTGGTTGGTTTTGGGATTCAATCGTCGCTTAATTAAATTGAGTAGGGAGGGGGACTAAAAACCCTCTCCCTCTCCAAAAAAGGAGAAATATGTTTAATAGAATTACGCGAGGAAATGCGGTTGTTGGCGGACTTACTGTAACTGGTAATATGCAACAGATTCGTTCAGTAACAAACATTGCTGATGGTGCCTCAATGGTACATACGGTAGCGGGTATGCAAGGTGGTATTACTACTGCGACCCTTACAACGGCAAGAACTATCACTACTCCAACCGCCGCCGCTATTATTGCCGCAACGGGTTCTGTTGTAGGGACAAGTTTTCAGTTTAGTTACATCAACTTAGCGGCTTATGTTGCTACTTTGGCTGGTG